TTGCCAGTAGGGAGGCGAAGTAATTACACAATCAATTGAATTATCATCCATTTTTGAGAGTGTTTCTAAATTTGGCTCTTGGTATATTTTGTTAGTTTCAATCATAATTTTTATTTATCAAAAAGGTAGTTCAATTTTCTTATTTTCTTCACTCAAAATGTCCTCAACATCCCCCTGTATTTCCCTCCTGCCCTTATAAAATCGTTGACATTTATCGGGTTCACCGTATAACCTCATTAATACCTCTTTTACCACATTACGGGGTGTTTTTTGCGTTATAATTTCAGGGAATAGCATAATGTTTGATACGGAAAAATAACCCGATGGGGTGCATGCTGTGATCCGATCCTTTGACAAAATATCCTTTAATTCCATCATTACATATTTTATATCGCCTGCCTGGCTATTTGGTAAAATTGATTCTTGGTAAATTGATTCTAATTTTAATTTTGAAAAATTGCACTCAAAAACAAATTCATGCCAAATTTTCTCCAGCTTCTCAAAACTTGTTTGCTCCGGCTTGGTAAAATGGATGCTTAAAATCCTTCTTTCTTCCTCATCCTTAACAAATATAATCGGATCAAAATTACTGGTCATTAAATAGTTTCTATGGCACTTTTTCGGACGGTGCGAACTCTTATATTTATATTCTACTTCGCACGTATTAGAGGTTATCATGGATTTAAATTTATCATATACCTTCGTCATATCGTGGAAGCCAGCCTCATCCAAAATCGTACACCTTGAATTTATAGCCGTTGGAATATCGAACCTTCCTAATTGCATTTCTCGTCCTAAATTTGATTTGTGAGCATCTGCATTCTTTTTGCACTCACCATTTAAAAAACTGCAAATGTATTCCGAAATAGTTGTTTTCCCGGTCATTTTTTCTTTGCTCCATAAATAAAGAACGGTGTTTAATGATGGATCCAAATCATCTAATTTTGTTTGACTGCAAAAATATTGTAGGTAAATAATTTCAAGGTCGGAAAAATTGTATATCTTTTTGATCCTTTCCGAAATTTCGGTTAACTTTTCATTATCCTGATCCTTAATTATTTTAGCAAATTGTTTTTGCCTTCGTTTCGGTAAAATATGCTCAAACCAAATAAACGTTCCTTTACTCTCTGACCAATCAAATAGCATATCCGGGCTTCTGTATAATGAATAATGTTGTCTATAAATTAATTGGTAATCTATATTTTTATTCTTGCGGGTTTCTTGTTCTGCCAATCCCGGATCAGAAACTATCCGGTAGGCTATTTCCTGTAAAAAACTTGAAATATCATTTTCAGATTTTGGATCAATATACCGGTCTATAAAATCACTGATAAGTTCGTTTGACTTCCAATAATTGCCACCAAATACGATGACATCAGGATATTCAGGAAATTGGTTGACAATTGTTGAATTTAGTTTTGTACCTTCCGGGGTAACTTTTCGTATAGCGTTTTCCCTATCTAATTCCTTTAAGGTTTCGTATTCCATGATTTTAAAATAAGGTTAATTGAGATTCATAAATTCTAAAGCGTTCCAAGGACCTTTTAAAGTAATCTTTATCCAATTCTATTATCGTTAAGTTTCTGCGTTCCATGTGGGCTGCGATTGCATGACTCATGCTTCCTCCGAAACAATCGAGGATGGTATCTGTTGGCTTGGTATAGTTTTGTAAAATCCATCGGTAAAGGTCGATTGGTTTTTGAGTCGGGTGAAAACGCTGCTCCTGTCCTTGAGTTCTTTCTGAATAGATTTGAGCAACTTTGTCAAGACTTGACCATGCATACTCACACATTGCAAAACTTATCCCTTGTGGTTGAATTTTATCCCAAATAATAAAATGCTTGTTTGTTGGTAAACTAAAATAGTTACCTCCCCAAATTATTTGATTATTTGAAACTTTAAAACATAAATTAAAATGATTCGTGTCGGGAGTATTCATATCCCAATTACCATTTTTGTTTTTATATCTTTTGAATCGACCTCCACTATTTACAACACTTTTACCCAATCCATACGGAGGATCGTTATGTATCAAATCAAACTCATTATCTTTCAATCCTGCCATAAACTCATTACAATCCATATTTAAGAATCGAATACTCCTATCATTTGAAAAGTATTCGGTATCGCTAATTTTTATCATGGTTAATGAATTTTAATGTAATCAACTCCGTCAATTCTTTCAATAGCCAGTTCACCGTTTCTTATTTTCGTGTCAATGGTTGGTCTGCTAATCATATATTTTTTAGCATAGTTTGATTTTGACATTAAATCTGTTCTGATTGTTATTCGTTTCATATATTAATTATTTATAATTTTCCCATTTTACTGTTTTAAAAACCGCCTTATGATTAACCCATCTTGCAAATCGTTTTTGATATTCATTTGATTTATCAAATGCCATTACAAATGGATCAATATTTAATTCTCTCAACTTTTCAATTCTGTATAAATCTTGTTCGGGGGTACTCCAATATCCGATTAAAACATAACACATTATTCTATACGGCTTGATATGCTTAATCATTTCTTTAATGTGGGGTATTATGTCATCTTTCGGATTATCCCACGCTATATGTATTTGTTTGTGATGTTTTAGCTTGTTTAAATAAAATGCTTGTTCTTCATTCATAATTCGAACGTCTACACCGTGAAAATTTACGGGTTGCATTTCGTGTATTAAATCTTCTATTGCAAATTTCCAATCAGAATTTGCAAAGAAATTATTATCTAAAACTTCGATTCTGTTTCCGTTCGGATTTAATTTCATAGGTTTAACAGTTTGTATATTCCCTTCCTTTTGCCTGACAATACAAAACGGACAATTTCTAATACAACCCCTTGAATAAAATTGCAATGAAAAGTCATACATGGGATAAATTGAGTAGTCAGGTTCGCAGCAATCTATTTCTAAAGGCAATTGTGTTTTTAAATCATATCCTGATCCACCTTTTATTAATTCATTTGATGTAATCATTGAACTATTTATATCTTCACTAAATTTGAATAATTTGGATGCATATAGCTTATCATACTGTCCGATGGTTGCGTGTTCAACTTGATCGCCTATTGACTTATGATATGTTGATATTTTCATTAATGCTATATTCGGGAATCCGTGACCATCAACATCAATTAATCCTATATTCATTTTACAATATGTTAAAATTAAGTGGGTAAAAAACCGAATCATTCATTCGGCTTATTATATGGGTATTTAGGCTTGATCCTAAAGCGATGCAAACATACATAAAAAGAACTACACAAAATAATATTTTACAAAAAAAGTTTCTATTATTTTATTGTTTATTGTAATTCTAAATAATATAAACACTTTAAAATACTATTTCTAAATTACTTAAATAGTTTTTTAGTTTATTACCATCTTTGTGTTTTATATACGATTTTTGGTAAAAGGAAGAGTAATTTAAAAAAGTTAATGCGACTAATAAATGTATAGTATATGTCCCATATATTCCATCCTTATTAAGAGATATCCTATATCCTCCCCACCCTATTGATTTTTTATAAACTCTTTCTAATCTATTACCATACTTTTTGATAGATTTTACATTGCCAAGCGTACTACATTTATAGTCGTTTTCAAACGTTGGTATTATTTTCCACTTTTCCCATAAAATAAAACCGTAAATTTTTCTTGTATTCATAATAATAAAAATAGCACCAACCCAAAAATCGAGGATCTCACTACCCGATAAATGAAAAGGTGCTTTTAAATTTTTTAATTGCTTTGTGAGATCGCAATTATTAAAAGCAAAGATACAAAATATTATTTTAAAAATAAAATAAAAATGTAGAATTATACCCCATGCAAGTTATTTCCATGCTCATGCAACTTTTACATACCGAAAAAGCCATTCTTGCATTAACAAACGTTAAATAAAAAGCTAACTACCTGATATAGCTACTTTGTAATATTTTTTTTAACTAATATGCAAATGCAAGTAGTTTGAAAACTCTATAAAAGCCTATATGTTAATAACGATTAACATAATCCCATTAGCTATTTCAATTATCCCTATTTATTACATATTAGTTAAAAAACAGTATATCAAAAGTATTATATACCTATATATTAGTCAATTACAAATTTACATATTTTAAACTTTATGTAAAAAGCCATTTTAAAACTTGCATGGTAGTTAAAAAACTATGTAAAAACACCCTTTTGCTATGTAGGAAATTTTTTTCAACTCCAATTTATTGCATGGTAGTTAATTTTTTGACCCATTTTCTTACCTCATTAACATTCTTTACTTAATTATTTTCACTTAATTTTCTTCTTTTAAAATTGCAATCATTGCAAAACATCCCTGTTTTTTTAACAATTATGCAATAAATGGAAAATTAACATTCATTTCTTGCATAGATAATTCATTTCTTGCATACCTCTAATTACCCTAAATCATCCCCCAATCATCCCCACCCTACCAAAATATTCACAACTTTACACCTTTTTTGTTGCATATTCCAAAATCTTTTATTTACTTTGCTAATTAATTTATTAACAACTTTTGTATATGGACACCCCCATACCTACCACTGAAACCAAAATAATCAAACTCACCCCTAAACAGGAAATATTCTGCTATGAATATTGTATTGATTTTAATGCAACAAGGGCGGCAAAAGTGGCGGGCTATAATGAAAAAACGGCAAAAGTAATTGGTTGTCAAAACTTAACAAAACTTTACATTAAGGATCGTATCAAATATATGCGTGATAATTTGGCAGAAACAGCCGGAATATCAGCACTTAAAATCATCAATGAACATTCAAAAATTGCCTTTTCTTCTTTTGCAAATATGAAAGATGGCTGGATGTTATTGAAAGATTTTGATAATTTAACAGATGCTGAGCGTGCATGTATATCTGAAATTCAGACAAAAGAATCCCGGAGGGCAGATGGTGGGGATGGTATTATATTAGAAGAGTGGGTTAAAATTAAACTTTGGGACAAACAAAAATCCCTGGATAGCCTTTCCAAAATATTGGGCTATGATGCACCGGTTAAAATGGAAGTAAAAACAACAATGATACAATATCCCGAACTAACACCCGAACAAATAACACAGGCGGTTGAAAGCCTTTAAAGAAAATATAATTTCTATACCTTTAGCCAGGATTAACTTCTGGGCTTTTTGTTGTTACTATGATGAGGATTTTTTTAGGCATAAAAGAAGATTTTTTAAACCAGTTGCCCTATTATTTCAAACCGTTATAAATGAGTATGTCAAAGGAAATGCAATTTCTATCAGTGTTTCAATGCCTCCTCGATCCGGGAAGTCCTACGTTACTTCACTTTTTGCAGCGTATTGGCTTGCCCGGTTCCCTGAACTATCCGTTATGCGTAATACATGTACAGCAACCCTTTACCAAAAATTCAGTTATGACACCCGCAACATCATCCGGTCAACAAAATTTAGTGAGGTATTCCCGGAAATTGAATTGCAACCTGACAAACAAAATTTGGATGGGTGGTCATTAACAAAGAGTAAACAAGTAGGGTATTTCGGTGCCGGGGTTGGTGGTACTATTATTGGATTTGGTGCAAACCTTGCTATTACTGATGACCTTTATAAGTCAATGCAGGATGCAATGTCAACCACTACCAACGCATTTGTAAAGTTATGGAAAGAGTCAGCACATGATTCACGTAAAGAAAAAAATTGTCCTGAAATACTTATTGGAACAAGGTGGACAAAGGACGACATAATCGGGGATGCAATCGAAAAGAAACATTTATTTAGTAGTACAATTATTCAGGCACTTATCAACAATGAAACATTTTGCAGTGATGTAAAATCAACAGCGGAATACTTACAGATCAAAGAACGCATTAGTAAATCAACATGGAATGCAGAGTATATGCAGGAGCCGTTAAGTGTTGAGGGTCTATTACTCCCTATTGAATTACTTAAATTTGCCGACCTATCCAACATCCCCGAAGAAAACATCGTCTTTAAATTTGGGGTGGGCGATCCAGCTGATACCGGGGGCGACAAATTTTCATTTCCATTTTTGCACGTTGCTATTTATGAAAATTCAATTGTGTGTTACGTTAAGGACGTTATACATTCGACCTATGGCATTGAAGCCAATACCGAACGCATTATAGATAAAACAAAAGAACAAGGCTTACAAGAGCTTTATTATGAATCAAACGGGGTTGGGATAGCCGCAATTCTACTAATAAAAAATAGGTTGAACGAACATCAACGTCTCCGTGGGTTCGCCTCTACCATAAATAAAGAGGTTCGCATACTTTCCCATTATGAATTCGTTCAAAAATATTTTGTTTTTGATTCTAATTACGAACAAAATCCGGAATATAAATCATTTATCAGCGATTTAGTAAGTTATTCGAAAGAAGGGGATAACAAGCACAAGAAGGATGCTATTGATGTATTATGTTCGGCGGCTCACATTTTGAAAGTAAAGTACAAAACTATGTTGTATAGCACATAAAAAAGGGCTATTAAATTAATAATAATCCTTAGTACCACTTATACAAATCGTCTGTACAAACTATTGTATCAATCACCCTGTGGCTGGTTCAATCGTGAATATTTTATTTCCCATCAACAAACTCAATCGCTTGTTTTTCGGTTAATCCGTGTTTGATAATCCTTTCCTTAACATCCTTCTTGCAAAAAGTACAGCGTTTAATTTCATAAATGTCATACCTTAATAGTTTAATCGGATATCCTTTTACGTGTACTTTTTTAGGTTGAACCGAATGAATAATAGATTGTTCTTTATGCCTGCAATACTTCTTAACTACCTTCAAAAATAAGTCTTTAATTAGTCCCATAGTATTTAGTTTATTAATTTTTTAAATATCTATAATGTTACTTCACAATCCCCGGTAGCAGAATGAGAATTTTTATTTGTAATCATAAATTCACTACACAAATTTTCAAGTGAATAGGAAGTTAAATTATATGCAGACTTTGACATTTTCATAGTATCATGTTTAGTGAATGTAGAAATTGACAATCCTTTGAAACGGTTTAAAATGTATTCGATTCTCGGAATATCAAATACATCTGAGTTATGCCCGATTAACCGTTCAATTTTGTTATCATTTAAAAACGAAACTATCTTTTCACATG